ATTGCCGGAGGCGCGTCAGTAACAATAGATTACTGTGCGTCTGATGATGGAGACGGATCTAATTCGGTTAGTCCTGATAGTAGTGATTGGGACAACGAGTTTGAAGATCCGGCAAACGGGGACTTTACGCTGCTTAATACAGGCAATCTGTATGACGCGGGAGTGGGTCCTAGTACAGACAGTGATGTACCCACAACTGATATAGACGGGGACAGCAGAAGCGGAACAACGTGTGATATAGGGGCTGATGAGTATGTTAGTTCCGGGACTACATACAGCGTTACAGTAACTGACGGCATTTCTTTGAGCGATTCCGTGTCCGGGGCATTAACTATTCCTGTTAGTATTACCGATGGATTAACGTTCAGTGACTCGACCGGTGGTGTATTGGATATTCCGATGACTCTTGCTGACGGGATTTCTTTAAGTGATTCCGCGTCGGGAGCCTTGAAAATACCCGTAACAATATCGGACGGTATTGTATTAACAGATGAAATAGCAGCGGCGTTTACTTTTCGAATCTCAATAGATGACGGGATCGTACTTAGCGATCAAGCAACTGAAGGCGGTGTTATTAGTGTAACAATCGCTGACGGTGTCGTTTTTAGCGATTCGGCGTCCGCGTCGATTAGAATGATTGAATCAATATCCGATGGAGTTGTATTCAGTGATTCCGCGTCGGGAGCATTAACGATTAAGGCGAATATATCTGACGGAGTATCGTTTTCAGACGCGATTAACACAGCGTTTCGATATTTAGTTTCGATATCCGACGGAATCACATTAAGTGATGTTGTAGTTGATTCATCGGTACTCGCGAGCGGGAAAGTTAGCGTTACAATATCAGCGAAAACCGCATCGGTGACGATTACAGCAAAAAAGCCGACGGTAACAATTACGGCAAAACGTCCGAATGTATCTTTTGACGCAAATTAAGAGGGAGAAAAATGAATTGTAAAAATCAGGTTCGTTTCGGCGGAGTTTTTAAATTTAAATGCTTAGATAGCGAGGGGAATGTCAAATGGGAGGACGAGAATCATAATCTCGTAGTGAACGCGGGGCTGCAACATATTTTAGATGTTACATTTTCAGGTGGAACGGCGGTAGACCCGTGGTATATCGGTCTGACTGATAATTCTCCGACAATCAATTCAACTGATACCCTAGGCGGCCATGGAAGTTGGACAGAGTTTACCGAATATTCGAGCAATCGAAAAGCGTATGTAGAAACAAGAACGAATCAGCAGCTTTCTAACAGCGGAGATGTTGCTACATTTTCGATTTCAAGTTCCGGCGGTGGAGTCGGCGGTGGGTTTCTGTGTTCCGCGTCAACCGGGACTTCGGGTACGCTTATGGGTGGAGCAGCGTTGTCCGGCGGAAACAGAACCGTTGCTGACGGAGATACCGTTGAAGTAACTTACACTTTTTCTGCGGCGGATGACGGAGCTTAAACCGTGGGAACAGCGATAAACACGAACGCTAGCGAGCAGGGTACATATGTAATCACTCTCACGTTCACGGACGAAACCGGAACATCTGTTGTACCCGATTCAATCACTTGGACGCTGATGAACCGTAATACCGGAACTATAATTAATAGTCGTGAAGATGTTGCTGTTACTACGCCGGCGGCGAGCGTTGATGTTGTGTTATCAGGAGATGATTTGCAGATATTAACAGATGAGAATGATTACGGCAGGCGAGTACTGCTTGTCGAAGCTATATATGATTCCGATGCCGGTAATAATTTACCGCTTAAAACGGAGGCATATTTTCAGATTGATGATTTAGCGGGTGTTAGTTAGGAGGTAACAAATGCCAGGACCAAAAAAAGAACCGACAGCATTAAAGATAATTAAGGGAAATCCGGGGAAACAGAAACTCCCGGATAAAGAACCTATCCCGAAGTCCAGGGCACCGAAATGTCCGGATTGGCTTATACCGGAGGGAAAAGGGGAATGGACGAGAATCATTCCCGAGCTTGATTCGCTTGGATTAGCGACAAATTTAGACCTCGGTGTTTTGGCTGGGTACTGTCAGTCATACGCAAGATGGAAAGAAGCGGAAGATGAGCTGCGGGAAACGTACATAGTAATGGGCGACAAGGGTTACATGAATATTCATCCGCTAGTAACGGTTTCACATAAATATCAAGACAAGATGTTAAAATACGCGGCTGAGCTTGGATTGAGTCCGTCCGCGAGAACAAAGATTGAAGTGGAACGTCCTGAGCAGGATACTGGATGGGAAGAATTTGGCATAGGCAAATAATGTGTTCAATGAGGAAAAGGCGGATCGTTCAGTACGATTCATCGAGCGATTAAAACATACGAAGGGTTCATACGCTGGACAGAATTTTTTGTTGGAGGAATGGCAAAGCGAAAATATTGTTAAACCGATTTTTGGCAATGTAAAAGAAAACGGCGACCGGATAGTGAGGACCGCTTACATCGAGGTCCCGAGAAAAAACGGGAAATCAGAGCTTGGCGCGGCGATCGCGTTATATCTGCTTATTGCTGATAACGAATATGGCGCGGAAATATATTCTGCCGCCGCGGATAGAGACCAGGCGGCTATTATTTTCGCTGTTGCTGCCGAGATGGTACGGCAAGACCCGTTTCTCAGAAAAGAATTGCAAATTATTGATTCTACGAAACGGATTTTGTATCGAAAGAAAAACAGCGTTTACCGGGTATTATCAGCGGACGCTCACACTAAGCATGGGTTTAACGCTCATGGGATAATTTTTGACGAGTTGCATACACAGCCGAACCGGAAATTATGGGACGTGCTGACTACATCGGGCGGTACGAGACGGCAGCCGTTAGTTTTTGCGATTACCACGGCGGGTTATGACCGAAATTCAATTTGCTGGGAGCAACACGAATATTCTGAGCGGATTTTAAACGGGATTGTCGATGACCCGACATTTTACCCGGTTATTTACGCCGCAAGCAAAGATGACGACTGGACAGATGAGGCGGTATGGCATAAAGCTAATCCCGCTTTGGGAACGTTTCGGGATATCGATGAAATGCGGTCGATGTTTACGAAAGCGAAAGAGACGCCGGCGTTACAGAACACGTTCCGTAGGTTATACTTGGATCAGTGGACGAGTCAGGAGGACCGATGGCTTGATCTGCACAAATGGGATGAATCAGCGGGTGAAGTTTTCGAGGAAGATTTGCTTGGTGAGACGTGTTACGCCGGTCTCGACTTAGCAAGTACTACGGACATTGCGGCTTTTGTGATGGTTTTTCCGGATAATGAGGGGTCATTCGATGTTTGGCCTTTATTTTTTATCCCGGAAGATAATATGCGGGAACGGTCGAAACGGGATCGGGTGCCGTATGATGTTTGGGTTAGAGAGGGGTATATATACGCAACTCCCGGTAACGTGATTGATTATCGTTTTATCCGAAACAAAATCACTGAAATGGGCGAGAAATTCTATGTTAAAGAAGTCGCTTTTGACCGGTGGGGTGCTGAGCAGTTACGGCTTGATCTTGAGGATGAGGGATTCGATATGATTCAGTTCGTACAGTCGATGGGGACCTATAATTCTCCGACTAATGAACTGATGCATCTAGTTTTGCAGAAACGATTACGGCACGGCGGGAATCCTGTGTTGCGCTGGATGGCGGATAATTTGGTTGTTAAACAAAATCCGGACGGAAAACTAATGCCGGATAAATCGAAATCGACGGAGAGAATCGACGGGATGGTAGCCCTTATCATGGGATTAGACAGAGCGATACGGCATACTCCAAGTGTATACGAGGAACGAGGAATAATTACAATATGAACGTAATTCGAAAATGGGCAAAACGCGCGCTGTCAAGTATCATTGGGTATCCGAGCGAAATAGATTGGGCAACCAGTTTTTATTCCGGCAATGTCGATACAGCAGAGTCGATTACTGAAGATCAAGCGATGCGGATAACGGCTGTATATGCCTGTATCAAATTGCTTGGGCAAACCGTTGCGCGTACACCGTTGATGTTATATCGGAGGACAGCCGGCGGCAGAAAAATTGCCGAGGAGCATCCGGTTTATCGGTTAGTGCATGTTGAGCCGAACCCGGAAATGTCGGCGTTTCAGTTCAAAGAAATCATGGGTGTTTCGCTTGAACTACGTGGTAATTTTTACGCGCAAAAAGTTTATAATGGCGCGGGACAAGTTGAACAGTTATGGCCGTTATCCACGGATCGGATGGAATCAGTTAAACGGGTCGGAGGTGATTTAGTTTACACTTACCGCGACTCAAAAGACGTAAAACATTATCTTACTCGAGAACAGATTTTTCATGTTGCCGGCACAGGTTATGACGGGATACTTGGTTTTTCACCGATTGAATATAATCGAAGGTCGCTTAATCTTAGTATGGGCGCGGAGCAGTACGGTAACAGATTTTTCAAAAATGACGCGAGACCGAGTGGTGTCATACAGCATCCCGGCAAATTGAAAGATGAAAAACAGATAGATCGGATGCGAACATCTTGGTACAAAAATTATGGCGGTGATAAACAACAGGGAGTAGCCGTTTTAGAA